TGATGGGAAAATCATTTCTTGGGACGATCCTCCCGAAATGTGGTACATGACAAAGTCCAGAGGCAAAGTATACACAGGCAGGCGATGCCATCCCGGCGAAGATTATTGCTGCAGATGCGTCGCACTGCCTGTTTTTGATGAAGACACAATAATCCTCCCGATGAATGGGACGGACAAGAGGTAATGCCAATGACGACCCCGGAACGCATTGCGCTGGCTGAAATGATTGCAAAGCATGCCCACAAAGGCCAAAAAGACAGTCAAGGCCAACCTTATTATCAACACCCGATAGCGATAGCCAAGAGAGTCCGAACAGAGGACGAGAAGATCGTCGCTCTGCTTCATGGCGTACTGGAGCACTCCGATATTCTGATAACGACAATCAGGAACCTGTTCGGATCAGTTATTGCTGATGCTGTTCGAGCTGCTTCGCGCATGGAGGGAGAGAGCTTCGAAGCCTATTTGCGCAGGATCAAGAAGAACCCGTTGGCTACCACGGTCAAGCTGACCGATTTTGAATATGCAATAGCTGTCGCTCGTTTGCCGGGCGCCAGCCAAGGAGCTATTCGAAAGGCTCAGCAATACAAAGATGCAAGAGATTATTTGCTCGGACATAAAGTCTGAGATTCTATAGAAATGGAGGCTCCGATTTGTATAACGATTCCTTTCTGGATACGCTTGCCCATGCATACCGTGACGCAAGAGACAAAAATGAAAGCCTTGCCAAGTACCTGATAGGCGTATTCCATGAAATCGGTGTACTCCACAACGATGGTGGTCCGGGCTCCGGGAATCATGGTCATAAGGGTGTACCGGGGCAGGTGGGTGGTTCCGCTCCGTCAGGCTCTGGAAGCGGCCCCAAATTCGTTGGCAGGTCTAAGAGAGACTTTTTCCCTGCCACATCATATATGGATAGCCCCGTTTTTCAGAAAGCGGTAAAGGCCGCGAAAGAAGCATTGCAAAAGCGTGAGCAATTGTCCAAACGAATAGAAGAGATCGATACTGAACTCAAGACGGAATCCAAGCCGAAGCCTCGAAAGTATTGGACGGATAAAGACATGATCGATGATTTACTCGGTCGTCGGCCCAAGATTCTTACAGAAAGAGGCGAACAACTCCAAAAGGAACGGAAGAAAGTCTTCAATGAAAAGATGGACGCTGATCATCAGTTCACTGATGAAGGCGAAAAGCTAAATAAGCTAAAAAAAGAAGCCCATCGGCGTGAGATCGAAAGCTTTCACCCAGAACCTTTGGTCCCTGCGCAGAACGATGATTACGAGGGCTTCACTCTTGAAGAAACAAGCAACAGCTACGGTGACGAATATCTGCACAATGGGCAAGGCGTTATTTGCGAGATGACTCCAAAGGAATACCTTGAGCGATGTGCATATGAGATCTTTGACGACGCGACTATAGAGTCTTGTGTTTCGGCCATTGACGAAGAAATCGCTCGGGGATATGCCAAAAAAATGCGCGATGGCACTAAGTTTCATCTTCCATACCTGAATTATAAACAGGGCGGGCAGGAAGGTCGCCACCGTGCTTATGCTGCTTACTTGTGCGGCATTGACAAGATTCCTGTTCTTATAATCGGACGCTCAAGACGTCAAGACGGCGGGCCCGGTTCCGGCAATTTCGGCCATGAAGGTCGGCCCGGCGAAGTCGGCGGAAGCGCTCCTTCTGATGATGCCAGCGATACCCCTACAGCGACGAATCCTCAGGCTATTTCCAAACGCAGGGCCAACGAAACAATAGCCTCCATTCTTGGAAATGGCGAATCCTCTGATGACCGAAGGGACAAGCTCAAGAAAATCGTCGATCAGTTGCATCCGGGCAGCAAAGTCCAGATGCCCGACACTTGGGATAATGACGATGGAACCCATGTTGTCTATATCAAGGATGATGTCAACGGTGAAAGCCGCTGGTATCAAAAGTACGACGGGCAAAAAATGTACATGAGCGAAGACGACCTTGTGTACTACATGCTCAGCGAGTACGACAATTTCAACGGGAATCTCTGCAAAGTGACATCCTCCGCTGAAAGCGAGGCAGAAAAGCGGGCGGCAGTTGAAGAATGGAACAAGAAATACAATTGGCGATATAATGCTTCGATCTGGCAGGACCATGGAGCGCTGACAGAACAAGCATCTATTCATATGCAGAAGTTCGATCTGGATAACTGCGGTTATGGATTTGAACTTACAGGGTCGGACGGGAAGAAGTATATTAAAGACCAATACCTTGGATGGGTTGACAGCGACACATACAAGAAAGCAGACATGCGCAAGCTGAAGAATCCGACATTTGAAGGAGATTTCTTCGATATAAACCTCGGAATGAATGGTGTTTCTGCAGAATCTTGCGCGAAAGTACGAGAAGTATATGAAAATCTTCCCGAAAAGCTCAAGACGGCTTATGAAGACCGATTCAGAAATCAATCCTGTTTTGTCCAGAACCCGGAGTATGGCGTCAGCCATTGCGATGCTTACGGGAATGTTTCCCTGACACCTGATTCGTCCGCTCGAACCGTTTTCCATGAGTATGGGCACAGCATTGACTTCTACAGCGAGAAGATAAATGAGTTTCCATCTCAGCATCTGGACAGGTTGGGCAACAGCCCTCAGCAATATCGGCAGGATGTAGAGGCTATGGCAAAGGTTGTCGGGCTTTCCACTGACGGAAACGGAAACCTTACAGAATCGGAAGCCGATCGCACCCAAAAGTATTGGAGCTGGGCAAAGAATCAGGAAAAGAAAATCGCTGGGTTTGAAAATGTCTCCGATGCCATATCAGCTCTCACACACGCTTCGTGTGGAGAAGCGCTTTACGGAGGCCATGAGTCATCGTACTGGTATAAAGTATCTTCGCGTGGCGCCGCAAGCATGCGCTCCGCTGAGTTCTGGGCAGAATACTGCCAGATGAAAGCTTTTGGGCAAGAAGAAGCGCTTGACCTTATGAAGCAGATTGCGCCGAATCTTTACGATGCCTGCGAAAAGACTTATATGGAGGTCATTGAGAATGGCTAAGATCGATACAGGGTACACTCCAACAGATAAAGATAAAGCATTTTCAAAAGCTGCGTTAGATCGTGGCTGTCCATATCAGGCGAAATACATCCTCATGTTTGGCGTTGATGCTTTGGAACAAAGCCGTCTCATTGAAGGCATCATTCCAAAGCATGAGGCGGTCTATAAGAAATGGGTTGAGGAAGGCCATCCGTGGGACTGGTATTTTGACCTTCCAGAAGACACGATTCTATAAGGAGGATAGCAATGGCGATAGATCGATTCCTCGATGATCTTGCATCGGCTTACAAAGGATCGCTCGGAACCAACGATCATCTTACTCTGTATTTGCTGGGCATTTTCCGTGAGATCGGTGTCATCCGAACTGACGGAGGCCCGGGAAGCGGAAACTGGGGCCATGAAGGCCGTCCAGGAAAAATCGGCGGCTCTGCCGAAGGCGGCGGCGTTCATAATAGGGAAGGAAGCAAAGCTCAGGGCTTCACCTCGTTTTCCAAAAAGAGTGCTGCTGCAGCCAAGCCGCACTCGTACACGATTGCTGACAGGAATCTCGTCAAACAAATGAAAGGCTCCCTTATCAAGGTCAATGGCCGGATATATTCCGTAGCCGGGGATACCCTGTACGATATCAAGGCTCAAACATTCAGGCATGACTGGCCCACTATGGACGACACCGTTCAAGTGTTCCTCCACCATGGAGAGAACAAGAACTATTCCAAGGTCAAAGAGACGACAAGGCAGCATTTTGAAAGCATTGCTAAATCGTCCTTTAATGCTCAAAACGGGCAAGAAGCTGACGATAAGTTCCGCGAACAGTCCGGTAAGGTTTGGCGTACTTTGAGCCATGCACAGAAAAAAGACCTTTTTGGTTACACAGACTTCGATTATTCAGCCATAAACAGTGCTCTCAGGAGCAATGGAGGTTCCAGTCCGCTTGATGACGAGAAAACTGCAAGTCAGATTCGCAATATCACAAGAGCTATCGACAAGTCAGAACTCCAGCAGGACACTACCCTTTATCGCGGCGTTGCTAAGGGAACCTTCGAAAGTTTCATGGGGTTGCCATCAGGCTCACTTCAAGCTGACACTGTTGATCAGCTCGTAGGACGATGCAGAACAGATCACGGATTCCTGTCTTGCGGCTCGTCAAAAGAGAATGGGATGCCTCATTCCAACGTGCAATTGGAGATACTATGTCCAAAAGGTACTAAGGGTCTATACGCGGAGCCCTTTTCCGCTTTTGGCGAAGGCGATGGTGAGAAGTGGGACGGACGATCAAAGCAGAACAGCATTTCTCTTGAGGGCGAAACAATTCTGCAGCGGGGTACGTCGCTCGTTATTCTGTCTGCTGCTTATGACGGGAAGAAATACCGAATCAAGTGTGCTGTAAGAGGGCAAAGCCATAACTGATTTCTGCTTGCCTTTGCCTTTTGAAATGGTACAATGTAGATATAGAAACCATCTACAAGGAGGTCGTTGAATGAAGAACCCGAGATTTGCCGACGATTCCGATTTCGGCGAGACCGTTGGTCCTGATCCCGATAAGATTCCTTGTCGGAACTGTGCTTTGAGAGCGGAGGATTCCAAGTTCGGAAGCTTTGTCGAACCCGGATGCATTTCGGCGAAATGTCAAGTCTACGACATCAAACCGAGTGAGATCCTGCTTGAGTATAAGGAATGTCCATATCACGTTGCCGAGGACAATCCTGAAGAAGACGAGTAACAAACCAATACTGCATGAAGCAGAGTACATTAAGTGCTCTGCTTTTTGTTTTGCCTGAACGGGGATGATGTTATATGAGGGAGAAGGAACTAATCGAAGTTTACATACGGACTGAGGCCGGGAAAACAGTCTGTATTTGTGAGCGGTCTCACAAGATGTGCGATAAAAAGTGTGAATGTGACATTGTCGAACGCGACAGGTTCCGTGGCTGGCAAGATGTCATGCGGGTGAATAAATACGGGAAATAGTTGTCATGAAAGACTTTTCTGATTCCTTTATCAAACAGGTTGCCACAGCCTATATAGAAAGTGTTGGCGTGAACGACGGCCTTGCAGATTATCTTCTCAGCATCCTTCAAGAAATCGGCGTTTTTACGCCATCATCTATTGACAAATCTTGCTCTAATAGTATGATGGTAACAGAAGCGAAGCATTCGGATTACGGCGTCAAAGGTATGAAATGGGGCGTTCGTAAAGAACGGCTATCCAAAAAGGACCTCGACGCTCTTACACGCTACAAATCGTCTGAGTCTTACAAAATCAATGCCAAGCTCCGCGATGGAGGGTATGACGCTCTACCCGATCCAGACAAGGCTTTTGTCGACCAGTTGGACGCTGCGCTGAAGAAGATGCCCCACTATGAAGGCCCTATCATTCGTGATCTTCTAATCGATGATCCAGAGGAATTATCGGATTTCCTTTCTAAGCATCCGCAAGACGGCCTATCTCAATATGAAGCATATTCCTCTTTCAGCAAAAAGCCGGGATACAATCCAGATGCGAATGTCCACCTTGTAGTGCAGCATTCCAAGAATGCCCGTGATATCAGTAATATTGGCCTTAACGAGAATGAGGTCATATATGAACGGGGGGCTCGATTCCATGTTTCGCGGATAATCCAAAGCGGAAATCAGTGGTACATCATGGAGGAAGAAGTCAATGGATGATGAAGAGTATATTCCCGGTTTTGAGCACGTACAGAAAGGCTACGGCGGGAAGATAGCAAAACTGTGTGGATTTGTTCACGTCGACGAGGCCACCCGCGCCAAAAATTACGAAGAAGCGCTCAAGATGGTAGCTTGGTATGAAGAAGGCCGCGAAAAAGCTCGGCAAGAGATGATTAAGAAAGGTCTTATTGGGCCGGATGATTAGCTGTTGCATCTCTATTTGCATAATGCTCGTGATCAGTCTGAAATCAAAGCTCATGCTGAATTGATTTACCAAAGCTGAATACCCGAACAAGCAGAGTATCAACTGATACCCTGCTTTTTTCATGCTCAAATCCAAATAAAAGGCCGAGAAAGGAGGAAACTCCTCTGGCTACCCAACTTTACATCCGAAGTAATAGAAAGGCTCCCACGAGGGCTACAGGCCCTCCCGTAAGGATGGCTACAAGGAGGATATCAAAATGAAAAACGCTTATGTGCTTCAGAACATGGCAAGAACGCTGGCAAGAACAGCAGAGAATATCGATTTGCTGGTTCAGAACAGCAATCTCACCGACCGCGAAATGCCCAGTCTTTCTCCGATGTATGGCGATATGGCCCTCGACGAGTTGAACCATGTCCAAATCATCACACTTGAGCTGACCAAGCTTTTGCTTTCAAATACAAAGCCGGAAGTACAAGAGGATGAAGCAGAAGGCAGCACGTTCGGCCCCGGCGAGCTTGACGATAAGCTGTCGTCCAAGGAGGCAGATACTGATGAATAGAGCAGAAGTGCTTGAAGCCGCTAAGATTTGCGTGTGCGGACAGAGGGAGCAGGACTATGGTAGTCCCGAAGATAACTTCGGCGTTATTGCCGATCTGTGGTCTGTTTATTCGGGACACAAGTTCAGCGCTCTTGATGTCGCCATGATGATGGCTCTGCTGAAGGTGGCCCGTATCAAAAGCGGTGGCGGAACCGGAGACAGCTTTGTTGACCTTGCTGGCTATGCAGCCTGTGCAGGAGAAATCCACAGCAGGCTGACGGAGGAGGAATCCGATGAATAGCCCCACGCTGAAAAGAGTGATCCGTCTCGACAACATGCCTATGAACGAGACGTATTTCACTTCCGAAGGATACCTGCGCGATAAGCCGATACTGACTCGCGTGGGTATTTTTGAATACACAAACTCCGATGGAAGCATTCGTAGGGAGCTCAGACTACCCGAGGAAGTCTTCGATCCGGAAAGCCTTGCTTCCTATAAGGGAAAGCCCATCATCTGTACGCATGATGCCGGGCTGATCGATAAGGATAATGTGTCTGATGAAGGCATCGGCACAATCCTGTCGGAAGGGATTAAGGACGGAGACAATGTTAGAGCTGATATCGTCATTCACGATACGGATATTCTCAAAGAAACCAAGATGCGCGAGCTCAGCCTTGGCTATTCCTTGGATCTTGATGAAGAACCGGGTGAATGGAACGGAAAGCACTACGACGCTATCCAACGGAACATAAGAATCAATCACCTCGCTCTGGTTGGTGAGGCCAGAGCTGGCGATAAGGCACGGTTGAATATCGATGGCCGTGACTCTGAAAAATCTCTCAAAGGAGGAAAAGGAATGAAGAACTCTCACACCGCCCGTACTGACGGTATCCTCTCCGCTGAAGAGCTGGAGCAGGCTATCGCTGAGTACAAGGCCAACCGCAAGAACAGCGCCACACCTGCTCAGGATGGCGAGGAGGGCAAGCCCATCATGAGTACCCCTCCCGTCATGAAACAACCGATGAAGGAGCCTGTCGTCAAGCCCGTCGAGAAGAAGGAAGACGAGGACGAGGATAAGCCCGTGTCTCCCATGGACACCAACGAGGCTATCGAGGAAAAGGTTGCCGCCATCAAGGATAAGCACGAAGATGAAGACCCTGATCTTCAGAAGCTGTACGACATCATCGACTCTCTGCTTGCTGAGCGCCAGTTCAAGGCTGCTGACTGCAAGAGCATGGATGGCGAGGACGAGGAGGATGTCTTCGAGAAGGACTGCATCGTAAAGGACTCCGAAGATGAGACCGAGGTCAAGAAGCCTGCGTTCATGGAGGATGAAGATGACTTCGAGCTTACCGATAAGAAAAAGAAGAACAAAGCCCCCTTTATCGACGAGGATGATGCCGACGAGGATATTCCTGACACGAATGAAGAAGAGGCCGCGAACCTCGACGACGACGATGAGGACATCCCGGTGAAGACTCCCGAAGAGGTCGATGATGATAAGCCCCTGAACACTGACTCTGTTGACGCCATTGTTCGGGCTCGCATTCAGGTCGGCATGATGGGCCGTGCGTTGAACATGGATGGTCTGGAGTCTATGAAGCTGCGCGATGCGAGAAAGGCCATCATCAAGGCTGTTCGTCCTTCCATGAATCTGGATGGCAAGAGCAACGCTTTCGTTCGCGCTGCTTATGAGATGGCCTGTGATGAGATTCGCTCCCGTCGACAGAAGGATACCCGCTATCAGAAGCGCCAGATGTTCAACGGCCTCCGCAAGGATTCCGCTGATAATTCTGGCTCCGCCAATGCTGCCCGTGAGCGCATGATTGCTCGCCAGCAGAACAGAAACAATAAGGAGGACTAATAAATGAGCGCACAGACTCGCTATTCCTACTCGACCCCGATGGGAGCCCCCGGTGGCATCGTCGATCTGGCTCCCCATGCTATCGATACCTTCCTGAACGAGGAAAATACCGGAGTGATGAAGCCCGGCTTTGGCGTCGTTTACGGCACGACTCCTGGCGTCAACATCAAGCTGCCTGTGTCTGGCAAGACCGCTGCGAATTTCGCCGGAATTGTCACGAACAACCGCACCACTGAGTACGACCTTGAGGGCGCCATCCATGTCCGCAAGGGTGCCGCCATGGGCGTTATGCGCTATGGCCGCATTTATGGCCGCGTTCCCGCCGATACTGAGATCGCTTACGGAGATCCCGTCAAGCTGATCATCACTGGCGATCACGCGGGTAAGTTCTGCGCTACCGCTCCCACTGGTGCTTCCACTGTGAACATCAAGGGTCGGTTCCTCAGCACTGTTGACACGACCACTGAGGTCGCCATGATCGAGCTTTTCAACGAGGCTCAGTAACCTATAAGGAGGAAACGAATAATGGCTAAGAGCAAAAAGCACATGAACTATGACAAGGCGGATGCCAAGGCTCTCCTGAAGTCTGCCATCCCCACTGCCATTCTCAACTCTCCCGGCACTCGTTTCGACAGTGCCGAGGATGCTTCGGTATTTTTCGCTCGTGAGCTGGATCACGTCAAATCCCAGTCTTACGACGTCGAATACCCCGAGATGACCGCGCTGTCGAAGTTCCCCATCACCTCTGAGGCTGATCCCGGCGCTGAGACAGTTACTTATTACACCTACGATAAGCAGGGTCTGGCAAAGGTCATCGACAACTACAGCGACGACCTGCCCCGCGCGGACGTGAACGGCAAGCCCTCCACGGCTGTTGTGAAGTCCCTCGGTGATTCCTATGGCTACTCCGCTCAGGAGATGCGTGCTTCCCGTCTGGCTGGCAAGTCTCTTGACAGCCGCAAGGCCGAGGCCGCCCGGTATGCCATCGACAACAAGACCAACATGATCGCTTGGAGAGGCGATGCCAACAGCGGTCTGCTGGGCGTCCTGTCCACTGAGCAGAACATTCCTCTGTACACCGTTCCCAACGGTGCTGCCGGAAGCTCTTCTTGGAAGACCAAGACTGCCGATGAGATTCTGGCCGATGTAAGCGGCATGCAGATGCAGGTCGCTGAGACCACCAATAACGTCGAGCGTCCTGATACTCTGTGCGTCCCCGCTGATGTCTATATGGATATCAGCACCCGTCGCATTCCCGACACCAGCAGCACTGTCCTGAAGTTCATCCTTGACCATTCTCCGTACATCAAGGAAGTCATCAGCACCGCTGAACTGGGCGCGAAGAACACTGAGACTAACCCCTATGCTGCTGCTTCTGGCGGCTCCGGTGTTGCCTTCCTGTTTACCAATAACGAGCGTAAGCTCGCGTTGGAGAACCCCATGCCCTTCTATCAGTATCCCATCCAGACCCGCAATCTGGAGACCATCATTCCCTGCGAGGCCCGCACTGCTGGCGTCATCGTGTACTATCCGATGTCTGCCCTGATTGCTGTCGGCGTCTAATAACGTTCCATATACAAGAGGGTGCTGTGAAAGCAGCACCCTCTTGCTATAATCAGTTTTCCACTATCACAGGAGGTTGCAAAAATGAAGTTTACCAATAGGAGCGCGAAGATCATCGGTATTAACGGTGTCTACCTGATGCCTGATGAATCCATCGAGATCACCAAGAAGCAGTCGGAGTCTCCTGCCGTTCAGGCTTATCTGCGGCTCAATCTCGGAACTCTCGAAGAGGGTCAGATTGAGTTTCAGGCAGCTGTAGAAGCCGCTGCGAAGGCCGCTGCTGAGAAAGCTGCCGAAGAAGCCACCGCAAAAGCTGCCGCCGAAAAGGAATTGGCTGCAAATGCTTCCGAATCCGCTGATACCAAGGCCGAAGAGGACGCTCCCGCTGAACAGAAGCCTGCTACCAAGAGAGGCAGAAGCTCCAAGAACGCTGCCACAGAAACCAAAGAATAAAGGAATGAGATCATGACGGTCTTACAGATGATTCGAGTTCTTGCACCAGAGTTCTCGGAAGTGTCTGATGAAGAGCTTAAGCAGTACATCGACATCTTCAGGCCAATGGTGAGCAGAAAGCAGTTCGGCAATCTGTTCAAGCAAGGGCTTGCATACCTTGTCTGCCACAAACTCAAAATCGCTGGCTTTGGCGAGAACCCGCTCGGTGAAATGGGGAAGATCGGCGTAGGCTTTTCCATAGGCAGTGTTTCTGAGGGTGGCAGCAGCATCAGCTTTGGCGCCGGGCAGTCGTCCAACCTGACGCCCGACGCAGAGCTTGGGTTGACCATTTATGGTGTTCAGTTCCTCCAGTTGCGAAGGTATGTCATTGTTCCTATCCATATTTCCAACGAAAAGGTGGAAGTGCCGGATTACGATTCGGACGAGGAATTGTACTAAGGATGGTGGACCTATGGCATTTTTTAATGCTCCCGGACTCACACTTACATCTGAAGGCCGTCAAGTCACCCAAAAGCTCAAAGAGCTTGAAGGGATAACGCTGAAGTTTGGCTTTCAGGCTGGTGAAGATCCGTATGAAGACGGTACGGAGCTTACCACCATTGCTGCAGCGAACGAACTCGGCGGTTCCAACAGGCCAGCTCGTCCGTTCATGCGCCAGTCGTGGGAAAACCATGAAGACGAGCTTAAACAGATGT